CTGCAACGCAACATGACATTTTTTAAGTTTCTAAAAAATATTTTAGGATTTTCGACCCAATACTAAAAGATTTTTTACTTATGTGCGACTGCAACAACCCGAGCGTAGTCCGAGAGGTCAAAGTCAGTCACGACAGCCCCGTAGAGCCTGTATACGCCCCTCTGTTCAAGCGCTGTCTTAGCGCTATGGCATGGGGCGCAGAGTGATTGAAAGACGTTGTGTGCGAACGCCTGCTCGCCCAAGTGTTGCCATGCAAACAGATGGTCTACATGGTGCGCTGCAGTAACGATGTTATCTGTCAGGCAGGCAGCACACAGTGGGTGTGCGCTGAGTTGTATCTGCCTAAGCGTCTGCCACTGCGTACTGTGATAACGCTTAAGCGCATCAAGGCGCTTGTCTGTTGAGTTGTAACGCTTATGGTCAAACGCTGCCCGACCACCATGCTCTGTGCAATTGCTTGAGTGCTTGGCCTTGGTGTTCTTGCAACCAAGCTGTGAACATCTAGGGTTGCTAGGGATGGTTGGCACTACTCAAGAAACCGCAACTTATAAATCGTGCGATCCAGTAGCGCCGCCATCTCATCCAAGATGTTCTGCAGTTCTGAGTCCTGTGGCAGGCTAGAGCGTGCCTGTTTGAGGTAGTCAGACAGACCCACCATGTACTCCAATGGGGCGCTGGGTGCTTCGTAGGTCGTGGGGTAAGTTGCAATCAGCCCGTATTTTCCCTGATACGTTTCAACGAAATCGTCAACGATCCCATCGATGCCCTCGTAATAATTTTGCAGCGCTTTATGCTCGGCATACGATCTGGTCTGCAAATGCAGGATGTGAGCATTAGTCTGGCTGTGCATGATGGCCAGAACGAACGCCGCAACGGTGGGGTATGTGGTTGCTTCGGGTTTGTAGTATTTGTTCATGTTGTTTAATCCGTAAGGGTTGACCGTCTATTCCGGTCTGCCAACCAAGGGAGCCTGAACGCTTTTGATGGGGTTATTTTACGGGTAAAAACTTCGTTGCTCAATGCTAAGTGATGTTTAATAATATATTCCATGTGGTATTGTGGTATTCACTTTTTTGATGTGGTTTTTTAAACTCAAAATACTAGACTACATGGGGCTTTAAAACCCATGTAGTATTACCTATTTTCCTTTAGGGATACCACATGAATGAATACCACATGAAAATAAAGTAAATTTTAGTAAAATACTTAAAGTAAAATCTCATGTAGTATCGGCTCTAACAAAGATTGTTCGGTGTGAATTTGCCCTTTTCACGATAATTTCAGGGTGCGGCAACTCGACTTGTTGAATCATTTTTTGCCTCGCCATGCCTTTTATAAACTCAAGTGCGTTACTTTTACCCATCTCTAGTAAGTCGCATAACTCGTTCATTGTGCGGTAATCGCTTGGCTCTAATGACTCCAATTCAGCAATAATTAAACGTTCATTCTGTAGTTTTTTTAGGTCTTTAGCCGCCTCATCGCCTCGTTTTTTGTCTTGCGCCTGCTTGTCTTTTAACGCTTTCTTGCCGCCTTCCATCACCAAAACTGGGTCGCCGTGGACTAAAATTTCTTCAACTTTGTTGCCCAGCATATCAAAGGCATCAACTGTATTCACGATGGTTTCAAACTTAATCCCATCGACTCGCGCCACAAAACGATGCTTTGCCTCTTTAATTTCTAGCCATCGAGTGCCATCATCCTCCTTGATTAAATAACAAACTTGGTTGGCATCTGCCTCCCAAGCCCCAGCCCCGCGAGCGCTGAAGTCTGCTACCTCTGCCCGTTTAAGCGCCTTAGAGATGTGAACAAAGACAGACATAGCCAAGCCTGAGAAGTGCTGTTTTAAGGTTGCCAAGACCTTTCCTACAGCACTGTTGTCGCTTTCGTTTTCAATATCTATGGTGGCGTTTGAAGTGTCAAAAACGGGATATGGTCTGGCCATCACGACCTCGCCTGTCGCTGGGCTGGTGTTCGGGGTCAGCATTTCTAGGTAAACCGAGGCCACTTTAATAATTTCGGAAACGGGTAAGCGCCTAGCATCTACGATCTTAAAATATTCGTGCATTTCCTCATCTGAACAATTGCCCAGATCGCCCGAGATCCGCATCGAGCGCAGGATGTTGATGGCCTGCTGAGAATCCTCGGTGATATAAATGACCTTGCGCCTGAGCAAAGGCTTTAGCGGATCATTAGCCCGACACAAGTGCGCGACCCGAGTAAATAACGTCATCCCGTTAGTGGTCTTGCCGCCACCAGACGCGCCTGCAATCAGGCACAAACCCATCCCAATGATGCCATCGAGAATGTACTCTTGGGGTTTTGGGTGTTTTAAGTCGTACTCAACAAACTGCGCGAGTGGGTGAACGTACTCTTTTGTTTTTTTAAGTAAGTTTTCCGCTGCCTCTGTGCCAAGAGCAGTATCTCGCGCCACATCAAATTCAGGCTCATAGCGTGATACCGAGCGACTAATCTGCCTGATTTCCGAGGCAGGCAATGGGGTCGAGCATCGGTTTTCGTTGGTAGCGGTCAATGCCGCAAGTATCTCAGGCTCTGTCATACCGAGCCGCCTGAGTGATCCTGCGATCGCAGTCAGCCCTGCATTACGGTTGCCCTCAATTAGGCTGCTTTGAGCCGTTGCAATGACCTTGCGAACCGAAAGCGCAGCTAGCCAAGGGTCAGGTATCTGAAAAGGTGCAACGCCCTCAAAAGGGTCGCTTGATGCCTCCCAGTCGTATTGCCGCCCGTCTATCGTTGACGGACTAGCGAGAAAGTACCGACCGTTTGAGAGCAAATCAATCCCATCGCGCAATTTGCAACTTTTGATGCTGTCGCGGTAAACGCCGATAAAGTGCTGGCCACCGCCTGCAGTCAACTGGTAAGCGCCATCTGGTGCTGCGCCATACTCTTTAAGCCAGACCTCCCAAGACAGATCACCGCCGTTTCTCGGGTCAATATCAAACACGGCAATATTGCTGATCTGCCCCGCTGCGATTCCGATGTTGTAGTCTGGGTTTTGTGCCCACCACGCTTTAATCTGCTCGGGGTCTACGGTCGCATCATGTACGCCGTGAGCCGTAGCGGGTATCTTCTCGTTGACCATGACAGGCAAAACGTGCCAGCCCCAAGACGCATAAGTAAGCGCTGCCTCCAACTTTGTTGTTGTCATAGTGTGGCTCATGTTTTGGCTGAGAAAATCTCGTGCAATGCTTTGTACAAGGCATGGGTTGCCTTGGGGTGGACTTGCACCGTTTCAGAATCATCTCCTTGGTGTTCATTTATCATCAATTCAGGATTAACTCCTGCAATAATGATTGACACTTTATGCTCTTGACCGTCATCTTGCGTATGAGAAAAATCAATTTTTTGAAATCTCATTTCATCCCCTTGTAAGTCAAATAATCGGACAACTTCTTCGCCGTGTCGTAGGTCATGCTCTTGGTTTCGCCCCGAGCGATGCGCCAAACCGTCTGGTAGCTTAACCCCACCTCTTGGGACACGACCGTTGCCTTGCGGTCATGGAGTGCTTTTACGATATCGTCAATCGCCATCATTTTTATACCCCTTGTAACAGTTTTTACAGAACAGTTGACACAATACAATAAAAAGGATTATTCTTCAATCACTCGCTAACCGGAATCCTCCAAACAGCGATAAACACAGGAGAGCCAAATTGGCTATCAATCTGAAATCTACTGCAGGACTCGCCAGCAATGGCGTGAAGTTGCTTGTCTACGGGCAGGCAGGCGCAGGCAAAACGAGCCTGATCCCAACGCTGCCCCACCCAGTTGTATTGAGCGCCGAGGGTGGCTTGTTGTCGATCGCAGGCGCTGATGTGCCGTACATCACCATTGCGACAATGGCTGATCTTTGGGAGGCGTATGAGTGGCTGACCGAAGGTGGTGGCGCTGAGTACAAGTCGGTCGCACTGGATAGCATCAGCGAGATTGCCGAGGTTTGCTTAAACGCTGAAAAAAAAGCGACAAAAGACCCAAGGCAGGCATACGGGGCGATGCAGGAACAAATGGCTGACATTATCAGGGCATTTCGGGACTTGCCGAACCGTCATGTGCTGATGACCGCCAAACTCGAAAAGACCACAGACGAGATGGGTCGGGTGCTGTATTCCCCATCGATGCCAGGGAATAAAACGGGTCAAAGTTTGCCGTATTTTTTCGACGAAGTGCTTGCGCTGCGAGTCGAGAAAGACGCCGATGGGCAGATACAACGGGCGCTGATGTGCGACTCTGACGGGCTTTGGCTCGCTAAAGATCGCTCTGGCGTGCTTGATGTTTGGGAGGGTGCAGACCTTGGTGAGTTGATTGCGAAAATTGGGGGTGAGAAATGAAAACTAAAACCATTGCATGGCTGCGTAGTATTAGCCGTATGTCGCCCGAACAAGTCTTAACTGCCACGGCAGATCAACTTGTTGAAGAAGTGATGTTTACGCAATTAAACATGGCTGACCGTGGCTATACCAAAGTTGGTACAGCTACGATTGAGTTTGACTTGATTGATCGTAATACGATGATTGACAACAAAATCGTATCTTTACGTGCAGAGTTGCAAACAGTTAAATCCGAGGCACAAGTTAGGGTGCAAAAACTTGAAGATCAATTACAAAGCCTGTTGGCGATTGAGGTGTCAAAATGAGTATTTACGCACAATGGCTTGAGGCCAAAGAACGCGAGCGAGTTGCAGTAGCTGACCGTCGAGGCTTTGAGGATCTGATGGTTAAAGAGTTTGCGATCCCTGAAAACTTTGACGGTACGCGAAACATTGATTTTGAGAACCTTGAGATCAAGATCGAGGGTCGCATTACCAAGAAAGTCGATTCTGACAAACTGCAAGACCTTGCCGCCGAGCATGGCCTGACCAACCATCTGCAGACCCTTTTCCGGTGGAAACCAGAGATTGCTGCAGCGGCTTGGAATAAAGCCGATCCAAGCATTACTACACCGCTACTCGATGCGATTACAAGCACCAGTGGCAGACCTACCTTCAAAATCACAGTAAAGGAATAAATCATGGCAAAGTTACCCGAAAGTTTTAGCGCCGACACGCTACCTAAGTCAGAACGCTCATACGAGCCGATCCCCGCAGGCTGGTACACGGTAAGCATCACTGCCGCTGAGTTGAAATCCACCAAAGCGCAGACAGGGCAGTACATCGCTGTCCGGTACGACATCATTGCGCCCACGCATCAAGGTCGCGTGGTGTTTGGCAACCTCAACATCTTTAACCCAAACGCCGAGGCAGAGAAGATCGGCAGGCAGCAATTGGGCGAGTTGATGGCAGCGGCAGGGATTGCGACCCTTGATGATACCGACCTGCTGATCGGCAAGCAGTTACAGATCAAGTTGAAGATTCGCAAGTCCGACCAGTACGGTGACTCAAACGATGTGGATGGTTACAAGAGCTTGGGCGGTGCGATGCCGAGTATGAGCAATGCACCGAGCGCCGAAGCGCCTGCCAAGGCCGCGCCACCTTGGGCAAAAAAGAAGTAAACCTTAAACTGAATAGGTAGGGGCGAAAGCCCCTTTTTAATGATGAAACTCCCAGAACTAAACAAGACAATAATCGCCATCGACAAGCATTTAGAGGCGCACACAGGCAAGCCCCGCCCCCATATGGGTGCATCACTACTTGGCACAAAGTGCGACCGCTGGCTGTGGCTGTCGTTTCGCTTGGCAGTTATCGAGCAATTCAAGGGTCGCACCTTGCGAATGTTTCGCCGAGGTCAAGACGAAGAAAATACCGTGGTGTCCGACCTGAGAGCCGTGGGCTTTGATGTGACCCGCCGACAAGACAGGGTGGAGTTTGGCGCACACGTTTCGGGCAGCATCGATGGCGTGGTGACAGGTGTACCGGAGTCACCAGTCAAGCCCCACGTTTTGGAGATCAAGACGCATAACTTGAAGTCGTTTGACGATTTAGAGAAGAACGGTGTGGAGAAATCCAAGCCGCAGCACTTTGTTCAGATGCAGATTTACATGAAAGGGCTGGGCATCGACCGAGCGTTTTACTACGCTGTTTGCAAAAACGACGATCGTATCTACACCGAGCGAGTCAGGTTCGACGCTGCCGTAGCTGACAAATACATTGCTCGCGGCAAACGTCTGGCGCTTGACGATCGTATGCCGCCCCCGATCAGCACTGACCCATCGTGGTACGAATGCAAGATGTGTGCAGGGCATGACTTTTGCCACAAGAGCAAATTGACCAAGGAGGTCAACTGCCGCACTTGCGCCCATGCGACCGCCAAGGATGACGGGACATGGCTTTGCGAGGAGTATGACCACACCTTGACATTCAATGAGCAATTGACTGGCTGCTCTGCTCATGTGTTGCATCCCGATCTTGTGCCGTGGAAATATACGCCTGCCGAGCATGGCGTGGTCTGGCATACGCCGCATGGGGATGTTGAGAATAGCATGACTGCGTTTCACTCGACTGAGATTGTGGCAAACGTGCAGGCTTGCGCGAGTGGCGATCCGTTTATTGATGAACTGCGGTCAACAATGGGCGCGAGGATTGTGAGCGATGCTTAGACCCTACCAACAGACCGCCATCGACCAACTGTACGGTTGGTTTGAGTCTAACAGCGGCAACCCTTGCCTAGTGCTGCCAACGGGCAGCGGCAAGTCCCACATCATCGCCGCCCTGTGCAAAGATGCCCTGCAGCAATGGCCTGAAACCCGCATTCTCATGTTGACGCACGTCAAAGAATTGATTGAGCAGAACGCCGAAAAGATGCGCCAGCACTGGGCAAACGCACCGCTAGGCATCTACTCAGCAGGCATAGGCCGCCGAGAGCTTGGCGAATCTATTACTTTCGCAGGCATCCAGTCGGTCAGAAACAAGCCCGAGCAAATCGGTCATGTGGACATCATTCTTATAGACGAATGTCATTTGGTGAGCCACAAAGACGAGGGTGGATACCGGACATTGATAACCGAGCTAAACATAATTAACCCGAACCTTCGGGTGATAGGATTGACCGCGACTCCGTACCGTTTGGGTCATGGATTGATTACTGACAAGCCTGCCATCTTTGATGCCCTCATAGAGCCTGTCAGCATCGAGCAATTGATTTTCCAAGGCTATCTAGCACCACTGCGATCAAAGCACACCAAGGCGATCCTAGACGTTACTGGCGTACATAAAAAGGGTGGCGAGTACATCGAGTCAGAGTTGCAGGCTGCGGTCGACACCGATGCAAACAATACTGCCGCCGTGTCGGAGATTATGAGCCTGTCCGATGGTCGCAAGGCGTGGCTGATCTTTTGCGCTGGGGTCAAACACGCCCAGAATGTCGCAGCCATCTTGCAGGCCGAGGGTGTAACCGCTGCCTGTGTGACGGGTGACATGAGCAAGGCACAACGCGAGCGAATCCTGACCGAGTTTAAGGCAGGCAAAATTCGTGCGCTGACAAACGCCAATGTACTTACAACAGGATTCGACTACCCAGACATCGACTTGATCGGTATGCTGCGCCCGACCATGAGCGCCTCGCTCTACGTTCAGATGGCAGGGCGTGGGATGCGCCCCAAGAGTGCCGCCAAGGATTGTTTGGTGTTGGACTTTGCAGGCAACGTGTCGCGCCACGGTGCAATCACGAACGTCAAACCGCCAAGCAAAAAGGGTGACAAAGAGGGTGATGCACCGATCAAGCTCTGCCCCGAATGTAGTGAGATTGTGCATATGTCGGTACGCGAATGTCCAAGCTGCGGGTTCGCTTTTCCGCCACCAAAGCCGCCAAAGTTAAAGCTGTACGATGATGACATTATGGGCAACGATGGCACAGAGATGCGTGTACGGTCTTGGACATGGCGCAGGCATATAAGCAGGGCTTCGGGCAACGAAATGCTGTCTGTGACGTACTACGGGGCTTTAAGCGACCCGCCGATTACCGAGTACCTAGCGGTGCTGAATCAAGGCTATGCAGGGCAGAAAGCAAATAAGCTCTTAATGCTGTTGGCGAGGCTTTCGGGTGCGCCAATTGATAGCGGTTTTGACGTTACTTTGAACTGGTTGGATTCGGTTAGCCGAGCAATGAACCAAGCCCGACCGCCCGAGATCATCGAGTATAAAAAAGACGGTAAATTTTTCACACTAATGAAACGGAGATATAACCATGCGACACAAGAAACCGATTTTACTGATTCAGTACGAGGACAGGATGCGGGAGCGCCCTCCACAAGTCTGTCACAACTGCGCTTTTTATCTTAACGATGGCCAGTGCGAGATCCACAAATCCGCGCCGCCAGAAGAGTTTGCAGCGACAGCTGGGGCGTGTGATGAGTGGGAGTTGGAATGCCCATTTTGAGCGAACATTACGAGCAGGCTCTAGTCATCCAGTTTATGCGTCGCACCTACCCTAAGGTGTTGATCTTCGCCATCCCAAACGGTGGGCAGCGCAATCCTGCAACTGGCGCAAGGCTCAAGGCGGAGGGAGTTGTGCCAGGAGTGCCTGACCTGTTTATCCCTGCTTGGGGCTTGTTTATCGAAATGAAAACGCTCACAGGCAAGGTGTCATCTGAGCAAAAAGCGATGCTTTCGTACTTACAAAGTGTGGGATATTCTGCTATTGTGGCGAAAGGTGCTAACGCTGCGATAGCCGAAATCCAAAGGGTAAGAAATGAAAGAAAATAAAGAAAAGTTTGTTACGGTACGCCTGCCTGAGAGCGTTTTGCTTGAGTTGCAGGCAGTCTGTGAGAGGGAAACTCGCTCAATGAGCGCCCAGATTTTGTACTTTATTAAACTTGGTTTAGGTAAAAAATAAATTAAATATTTTTATTTAATTGTGCTTTTGTGTGATTTTGTGGTGTAAGATTCATCTCAGTAGCAAAACAAACCCAACCAGATAACTGACCGAGGATATAAAAATGGAAATCACAATCACAGTACACACAGCATTTGGTAGCTCAACAACTTCTTACACTGCCGCACAAATTGACTTGGCATTGCAAGAAATCAAGGAAAGAACAGAAAACAACCAAATGTTTACTGTAACTGGCAAATAAACCAAACGGGGCGCAAGCCCCATCCAACCTGAAACCAGACCGGAGTAGAAAAAATGAAAGCCATCAAAATCAACGCAGCCAACGTAGCCACCATTCAAGCCGCACTTGCCGCCGCTAACGGCAAGGCTTGCACACATACCTTTACCGCCCTTGAAATCATTATTATTGCCGAGGCCGCCGAGGTTGCGGCGCTTGGTCTGCTTGGCAGCAAGAAAGACGTAGTTGGCGCAACGATGTTTGCAAGCTCTGGCGACAAGTTGCCCAACGCTTACAAGTGGGCGCGGCAGATAAACACGATGCGTATTGAGCGCCGTAGCAGCGGCTGGTGGCTGATTGAGTTGAACAACAACACGTTGAACGACAAAAGCGCAGGAAACACTAGACTGACACTCACCGCCGAGCAAGATGCCAAGGCTGTCGCACGTTTCAAAAAATCATACGGAGTCAAACAAGCATGAAATCCACCCAGCTAGAACTAACCGACATGGGCAACCGCGCCCTGTTGCGCGAGTTGTCGTGGGAATTGACCGATGCCAAGGTCAAAGAACTAGTCGAGCAGTATGCAAGCCGCTTGACCACCGACCGCCACGGCGAATATGTCATCCGCATCGATGGCGCTGAAGTTTTGATGTGCGCCGCCAAGGTTTACGATTTGTGGATTGAGGCGCATCATGTTGAGAAAATCTTGGTTAACGAGGAGGATGGCAGCGATGAGTAAGAGAAATTGGCCTCACGGCACGGACATGAGCGAACCAAACTGGACAGGCCGCACGGCTCGCCAGATGCGCGATTACAAGCGCCCCGATGACCGCATCCCGCCAGTCGCGTGGGTGATCGGCTTGCTAGGCTTGGCTTTGGTTTTTGGTTTTTTTCCCCTGCTCAGTCTGGTGATGCAATGAGAACCGCAGATAAGATTTTACAAGTTTGCAACACGCCGAAAACGTCACAAGAAATTGCAGACTTTTGCAGCGTAAAGTTGAGTTCGATTTACTCGCCGATCGGCAGGCTGCAAGCTAAAAAACTTATTAAAAAGATCGGTACAGATCCCGTTAAGTTTGTCGTGTCTGTGCCAGTTTTTGATGTGCCTGAAGAAAATTTGATGATTACCCACGCACACAACCCTTTTGGATTACGCGCATGAGAGAACAAAGAGAACTTCAGACGCTGATTGATCAGCTTGAGCGATACATTAAAGAACAAGACGAGCAAATCAAGTCATTGCAAAAGCAGATTGATTATTTGATTGCCGAGGCAAAGTTAGTAAGAATTGAACAAAAACGCTGCCAATGTATTGACCAATTTTGGTGTGCAACTTTTGACAGGTGTAAACGAAATGACGCTATCTAACCTTTACCTAGCCGCTGCCGCTAAATTACGTCACAAAGGGATGCTGCCAGACTCTCGCCCCGCAACCCTTGCGATGTGCGCTCATGACCTTGGCGGCCTCGCGCCGACTGGCGAACGTGCGCTTTTGGAGAAATTCTTAACCCATGTTGAGAAGCGCATCGATCGCTTTGACCGACCCGCTTACAAACTGTCACCAGCCATGCGTATAGCCGCCAAGAGAGCCGCAGCACATCAAGGTGTACTCATGGGGGTGGGGGGATGGTAGAAACGCTGTGGGACTGGATGTTTGTCTTTTATGCAGCCGCAGCATTAGGTGTCGCTGCGTTACTTTTTATTCGTTGGTCAAGACCAAAGCCGCCAACATATCCAAAAGAATGGGTTTGCGACTGTTGCGGTCAAGTTTGCACACATTTGAAAGACGGGCTTTGCGTTTACTGCGACAAGCAATTTACAGGCAAGAAATAAGCCTTGAGTATCTCATTTGGCGGTCATCCAAACCGTTTGTACCGCCATTTAAATATGCCTACAAAAATTTCCGTGGTATTTTTCTCTAGCCATATCAGCAACTAAACCCGCCAGTTCTAAATCACGAAAAGAACCAATTTCAATTCTTTTGCCGTTTACACGAATCGCCACCCGCCAAGATTGTTTTTTGTTTCTCCAACAGACACCTTTATACCCTGACTTATTAACTTTGCTAAGTTTTTTATTTTGTTGGTTTTGTGTTGCTGTACAAGAACGTAAATTTTCAATACGGTTGTCTAGCTTATTGCCATTGATATGATCTAGTGATTTGGGGCAATCATTATGGAACATTGTGTAAATTAACCGATGTTCTAAATAAACTTTGTTTTGTATTCTAATTGCTCTGTACCCATGTTTATTTAAACTGCCCGCTCTATCGCCATGTTTTAACTTGCTGCGTAAATTTGGTTTGTTAACTAATAATTTTCCGTTTTCGTACATGAACAAATCATTAAGCTGGTCTGCGTTCATTATTAACCTTTGAAATATTCTATCAACCTAGCATACCTCATTTGTACATCATCTAACCCGTTAATTCCTCCGTTAATTCGTTTACGCATCCCGACAATATCTCTGTTGTCAGCAAGCTCATTTAAGCCGTTGCGTGACCAAAACCAACCGGCACTAAGCGCAGCCAGTTCAGGTTCGGCAACTAAATCAGGGTTAATCAATGCCTCGTTATCTGCTGCAAGCGAAAACGCTGCATAGTTGTCTTTGCCCGTCAGTTGAATCAACCCTCTGCCTCTATATTTCCAACCGTCACCTGATGCCTCGTCACCGTTACCCATGCGGTCAGCGTAAGCACGGTTAGCGATGCGTTCAGGCTGCATTGCATAGCTCTCTGCAACCCCCATCGGAAAACGACTAGACCACATCCTAGTCAATGCTTCGGCTCGATAGTTTAGGTTTTCAACCGTAAACCGAAACCCGCCCGACTCATGCCCGACCTGTGCCAAGAATCCTGCCACCCGTTCAGGCGTATTTATATAAAAGTTATTACAGGTATAGCGCAGTGACACGCACCATTTCTCAGCCATTGCAGGAGTACAAGTTTGTGACTGGACAAGCAAAGCCTCAGTAATCACTTTGCCGCTACCCCTTTAATTTTGTCGAGTGTACGCAGCCCACCCATGCCAAGCATACCTAACAAAACTTGCATGGTTAGCGTAGTATCAATGGCAGGGAACGCCCCCTCATAGCCCGTCAGAGTCGCTATAAGCCTCGCTATCGGCTCAATAATTGAAACGTAAGCTAACCCTAGCCCACACACCCAACCCGCAAATGGTCGCCATCCTGCCACGAATACGCTGCTTGAACCTGCCTCGACTTTGTTGATTTCCATCTGACCGCTAATCGCCGCCAGTTCGCCATCCTGTTGCATCTTGAGTAACGCAAGTTGTGCCTGCGCTGCTTGGGCAGGATCGGGAAATATCTTTTGAATAATCGTGTTGCCAATGCTAAGCAGTGCGCTGATCGGATCCATTATTTGTCTGCCTTAGAATCAATTTTGTCGTACAGTCGGGCAATCATTTGCTCAAGCCTGTCGAAGCGTTTTTCCATCTGCGCTTCAAGTGTTTCGACCTCTGACTTTTTGGTGTAGGTTTCGCTAACGTGCAGGCGTAAGGTAGCAATGTCGGATTTAAGTTCCTTGACTGAATCCCACAACTGGCGAGCAAACCAACCCGCTACAGCTAAAGCCGTGCCACCGCCGATGTTAATAATGTTTTGCCAATCCATCTTATGCCCCAGTTGCTACGTTAGTCCAACCTGTACTGCCGTTGGTATTGATATACATTCGAGTGCTTGTAGATGAGCCATCAGAGCGTATATACAGAGAACCTTGCGCCGCTGCAATCGTTGGCGCACCGCTGCCAAAATAAATGCCAAGACCTGCGGTTGTACCCATTTGCAAATACGCTGTAGTTGACCCGCCTGCCGTGGTAGCCGTGGCTGAACCAAGAGTAATTGCTGCGGCAGTAGTTACAACACCTGTGCCTTTAGGTGTAAGTCTTAAACTAATATTTGCGTCTGAGCCTTGGGCTGAAATAGTTGGGCTACCAGTTGTAGCTGCGCCTGTTGTTTGCAAGTAATTAACGGCACTTGCTGTGTTAGCTACAAGAAATTGTGTACCACCACCAGTTTTAAGATTTAAATTTCCCGCACCTTTTGCAGTAAATACAAAACTAATATCTGTACTAGAGCCTGCCGCAGCGTAAGTTAAAGAACCCGTTTGAGTGAAATAATTTGTAAAATCAGTCCCACTAACAATGCTAAGTCTAAAGACTTCAGTTGGGCAATTAAGAAACAATGATCCAGTACCTTTGGCTTGTAATATTAACCCAATGTTAGTATCAGAACCTTGCGCCTGTAGAGTTGGAGACCCAGTTGTTACCGCACCAAAAGCGTTTAGATAATTGACCGCAGACGCAACAGGCGTGACACGCAGGGATTCTGCGCCAACTAATCCGCCAAGTGAAGTTGTGCCTGCAAAAACGTTTGCTGCCGTACCGTTTGCGTAGAAATTAAAACGACCCGTACCGCTTGCTATGTTGCCGTAAAACCCGTAATTATTGGTTGCGTTTGTAAGTGTGGAAGCTGCAACATGACCAAATTGGTTTGTTATCGCAGAAGTAGCACCTAGTGTAGAAAAGGAAGCAATAAAATGGTTTAGCGTTGTGATTGTATAGGCGGCTGCTGTAGTTGATGGGGCAGATAAAAATGAAGAAAACTCAGTCGTTGATGTGCTTGGGGCAGTACCAATATTAGACACGGCTCTGGTCACATTTGATGCGCTGACCAACGTGCCGCCAATTGTTACTTGAGTTGCGCTGCTACCCGCACCAACACCAGTTCCAGTTGTCATGCGACCACTTGCTGACAACGTTGTAAATGCGCCTGCCGCTGCCGTAGTTGCCCCAATTGCTGTGCCGTCAATTGCCCCGCCTGTAACCGCTACAGCGTTGGCATTTTGCGCTGACATTGTGCCAAGTGAATTCCAATCCGTGTCATAGTCGGTGCTAGATACTTTTGTGAGAACTTGCCCCGCTGTGCCGCCTGCCGCTACGCCTGCGCCTGTTGCCCCAGTTGCGCCAGTAGAGCCTTGGATGCCTCGATCAATAACTACAAACTGGGTTTCGCTTGGCGTGACTTCAACAATAATATCGTTGCCAGTTCCTTTCTGAATAGTTAAGTCCATTTAATTCACCACTCCGTCAGACCGCACTAGGAAAAGCAGAAAGATAATTGAATCTTGTGCAGGAGTTGTGCCTGATGCAGGGAAACTGACTTTAATTCTGCCGCTGAATCCTACGGGGCTAGTTGCGTTAATGTCTAGCTGCGGATCGGTGCTGATGACAGACCAAGTTGATTCGTCAATGACAAGAGTAAATGCACCGTTTGCATCGACTCGATTTGAAATTGTTAAGCTAACCGCTGTTGGCGTGCTTACGGTGTAATCGGCAATATCAAAAGACAATCCATAACGGGTATCTTTTAAATTGCTAATTTGTCTACGGATGATTTGTGCGCTGATGGTTGCGCCTGTTAAATCTACCGCTGCGCCATCACTTGTAAATGCTAGATTCCAAAATGTGGCTTGGTTATAGACTAACTCGCCTGCAATGATTGGATTATCAAACCCTGATATTTGCGTCAGAGTGTTTTTATTAAAAATAGCCATGATCGTTCCGATTCTCGTTAACAGGGTTAGGCACTCCCGACCCCGTACTCATGTCTTATTTTTAATTGATTTTATTAGGACTTCATGATGTACGCAAGGGCAAAATAAGGAGGCACGTTTGCGCCTGTACCTGATGAACCTGTCGAGTTTAATGTAATTGGGTGAGTATGCGTAGCACTTTGTCCACCAGTTGTGCCTGTGTGGTTATGCGTGCCTGCGCTGCCCGTTACATCGTTGCCAAATGATCTACCGCTGCCGCCTTCCCAACCGCCGCCAGTATCGAACGGTCTAACATAACCGTGGTCGTGAATACCCGCATCGTTTGTTGTAAATCCGTGTACATGGTCGTTTGAGTTAACGCTTGTTGAACCTGTGTGCGTGTGTGCGACAACGATAGCGTCAGCACTACCGCCCGATGAGCCAACAGCGTAAGTTCCGCCTGCTGCAACAACAAAACGATTGGTTAGGTTGGGCGTACCGTTTGCACCATTGCATAAAAACCAACCGACTGGAATTGAGCCAATTGCGCCCGACCACATAATAATTCCGCCAGATGGGACAGAAAACACTGCCTCTGAAACGCCAAGATTAGTCCGTGCTGCCGATGCTGTGGTTGCGCCTGTGCCGCCGTTAAGAACTGGGACAGCATTTACAAGACCATCGGCAGCATCGAGCAAACCTGTCGAAGTAAGATTGTTTGCTAATTGCGAAAGATTATATGCCTGCGTCATTATGCCGCCCCTATTCGTGCGAGTGTTTGTTGATTGAGTAGCGTAAAGTTATTTGTAAACGCCGTTGCAAGGTTGTAGCCAGAAGTGTTTGGAGTGTAATCATAACCAGACCCTTTCGTTAATAACGCCCCGTTTGCATAAACTTGCATTGATAGCGGATTGTTTGCAAAATTATAAGTAAGTGCGGAGGCATTTGTGTAAGCTATTGTGTTTGTAATGCTTGAACAAGGTATGCCCAAATTGTTTGGCGCAAAAACAATTAAATCAATTTTGCCCGTTACAGGTGACGGAAATCCGCTAAAAGCATTGTCTGTCAAGTCGTAATCAATCTCGTTAAATTGCGAGCCATTAACGTAAATTTGTTCAAACCCGCTTTGAATTCCAAGAATTGTGCTTGTGTAACTATTGACTGCCGATACGTCAAAAGTGTATCTGTAGAAAGGTTTATACGGGCTACCGCTTGCGGTGAAAATATACATAGGATCGCCAACAACAACGCCAACCAACGCCGTGGTAAACGTAATGGTCTTTGTAACCATGTTGACGGTGTTAATTGTGTAGACGGTTGGAGTGCCAACATTGCTAAACGTAATTTGATCGCCTGCTGCTAGTTCTTGAAAAGGCAAACTGTTGTAAGTAAACGGTGAGAGTGTTGCAACGGTAGTTCCTAAATTATCGTAGCTGTCAAAGCCGCTAACCACGCGCATAGCGATTATTTCAACCACCTCACCCACTACGCAAGCATTGACCATAACGACCGTTGTAGACGTTTCTGTATAGTCTGACGTTGACAATAAAACGCCGTTTCTAAATACTAAAGCCTGACCAACAACGTGCGTAACGGAAAAAGAAGTTTGCCCTGCTGTTGCTGTAAACACATAATCAGAATAAAAGAAATCATCTTCTGAAATAAAACCAACGACTCTGCCATAAACGTCAATTGTTAAAGACGATGGACTAAAGTTTTTGGAATAAACGCCATTTCCAAAATTTAAGAACTTGTTTAAAGATACAACCATCGTACCTTGAGTATTGTTAGTAACGCTTAAAAGACCATCTGCGCTACTGATTGATGATGTGCCAACCCTCGTAAGTTGCCCAGTTCGCAAATCTAAATCAATGACGTTTGTTCCATCTTCAAGACCGCCCCAGATTGTTGGGTCGTACACGGTTGTTTCTGTCGGCACGAAAGCACCGCCAATGCCAGACACCGCAGCGTTATCCACATTAAAAGTAAACTTTCGATTCCCACGATTTGCATAGATTACATAGTTGTTTGTGCCGAATGGTTCGGGCAGAGCTTGATACCAT